TCGTTACGACGACGACGACGACGACGACGACGACGCTTGCCGAAAAAATACAAAACCGCATCGGAAATTATATTGAAGAGCCGTGGGCAATTATTGGCTCTTATTTCAAAGGAAAGCATCTTGACCAACTCGTGCGTCATCAGATTGAGTCATATAATGATATGGTAAATGTGCAACTGAAGAGAACCATTGAGATGTTTAACCCAGTTAAAATCGCATCCGATCAAGATTATGACAAAGAAACGCACAGACATCGGCTTGAAATAGAAGTGACGTTTGCAAACTTATGTTTATCACGTCCACAAATTCACGAAAATACAGGCGCAACTAAAATACTCTTTCCCCAAGAAGCAAGACTCCGCAACTTTACATACGCTTCAATGATGACCGTTGATATGACGGTCAAGTATATTGTGCGTAATTCGGGTTCTGACCAAATAACAACACATCATCGTGTGTTCCATAAAATACAAATAGGAAAACTGCCAATTATGTTGAAGTCGTGTATTTGTGTATTGACGCAACACAAACATCTGGACCATAATGTCACAGGTGAGTGTCCATATGATGCTGGCGGATATTTCATTATCAATGGAAGCGAAAAAACAGTGTTAGGACAAGAGCGAGCGGCTGAAAATAAAGTTCTATGTTACAATGTTGCCAAAAGCAATAACAAGTGGCTGTATGTCGCAGAAATCAAGTCCATTCCTGACTCCAAGTGTATTTCACCGAAACAAATCAATATGATGATTATGACAAAACAAAATGGTTTCGGGCATCCCATTGTTATTCAAATTCCGAGAATGAAACAACCGATTCCTTTATTCGTGGTGTTTCGTGCACTAGGCGTTATCTCCGACCGCGAAATTTGTGAGTATATCGTATTGAATACCAACACGGTAGGAGGAGGAGAAAATGAAAGCAACGATGGCGTTACCGATGACCAATACAGAGGAAACACCGAATTAACAAATCGGTTACTAATGGCACTTCAAGCGTCTATCGTAGACGCAAATGGTATTATGACGCAAGAAGATGCATTCAAATATTTCACAACTCAAGTTATATTCACACCGATTAATATGGATAAAGAAACGGGTGCGATGAAAAAACGAGAGTTCGCAGACGAAGTGCTTCACAATGACCTGTTCCCACATTGTAATTCAAAAAAACAGCGACTATTCTTCCTCGGATATATGGCGAACAAATTATTGTCTGCATTCTTTGAAATCAACAAACAGGATGACCGTGACTCATATTTGAACAAACGCGTGGACCTCACTGGCGCGCTTCTGAATAACCTATTTCGGAACTATTTCAACAAACTTGTGAAGGATATGTCAAAGCAAATCGTTCGTGAAATTAACACCGGTTCTTGGCGTTCAACGGAAGATTACTTGAATATTGTAAACGACACGAATATGTATAAAATCATCAAATCAACCACCATTGAAAATGGCCTAAAACGTGCATTATCCACCGGCGACTTTGGGATTAAAAGTATGACAAGCAATAAGGTCGGTGTAGCACAAGTTTTAAATCGTCTTACATATTCTTCAAGCTTGAGTCATCTTCGCCGTATCAATACACCCATTGACAAAAGTGGAAAATTAGTTCCGCCTCGTAAATTACACAATACATCTTGGGGGTTCCTTTGTCCTGCAGAGACACCAGAAGGTGGAAGTATTGGTGTTGTAAAAAATATCAGTTACTTGAGTCACGTGACCATTCATAGCAATCCGTCATCACTTCACACATATATTAATGATTATATTGAGCGTGTTGAAACACTGACTCCGCGCGATACATACCAGCAAGTGAAGGTATTTGTCAATGGAATCTGGGTTGGCATTACACGTGACCCACTCCGTTTGTATCGCGAATTCAAATTGATGAAATGGCGTGGCATTATCAATATTTACACATCCGTTGTATTTGACTACCCGAATGCAGAAATTCGTATTTGCAATGATGCTGGGCGAATGATGCGACCACTCCTTTTAGTTAATCCAGAAACGAACGACCTGTATATAACAAAAGAAATGATAGAACAGGTTGAAGCAAATGAAATTGGATGGGATGACCTTCTGACACATATTGCGAGCAGCAGCGTTGGCGGCGAAGGCGAAAACGACGGCGACGATACAATCCGAGCCCCGAATCACGCAGTGATTGAGTATATTGACCCAGATGAACAAGCGTTTAGTATGATTGCGATGCGCCCGAAACACTTGACTCGTAATGAGACTGGCATCACAGGCTCTCCTTATATTTACAAGTATTCGCATTGTGAAATTCATCCGAGCACGATTTTCGGGATTTTGGCGTCGTGTATTCCGTTTCCAGAGCACAATCAGGCACCTAGAAATACGTATCAGTGTTTGGACATTCACGAAACAGTGCTGATGAGTGATGGCCAGCGTATCCCCATTAAAGATGTCAAAGTAGGCGACGAAGTAATGACGTATCATCCGACAACATTTGAAGTGAGTAAAACCACCGTCGTCAATCATTTCATCCAAGAAAACACGCAACCGGTATACAAGGTTACCACGAGGTCTGGTCGTAAAATCATTGCGACGGAGGACCACCGATTCTCAACGAATGCTGGATGGAAAACCGTGAAGGAACTGATGGATGACCGTGAATTACGGGTGGGAGTGTTTGACTTTGATACATTAAACGTCTCTTTTGTCCTCATCCATAGCATCACCCCGGTATCCAATCGTCTCATCTCCGATATTGAAGTCGCCAGCGAGAACCACTCGTTTATTGCAGGTGACGGATTCGCGAGTTCAAACTGTGCAATGGGTAAGCAAGCCATCGGCATCTACGTCACGAATTACCAGCGCCGTATGGATAAGACTGCATATGTTCTCACCTATCCACATCGTCCCCTTGTAGACACTCGCCTGATGCAGATGATTCAACTCGCAGAAATTCCTTCTGGTGCACCTCTTATTGTGGCGATTATGTCGTATACCGGATACAATCAAGAGGATTCTGTCCTCGTGAATCAAGGTGCGATTGACCGCGGAATGTTCTCCGCCACGATTTATCATACAGAGAAAGACGAGGACAAGAAAATCAACGGCGACGAAGAAATCCGATGCCATCCCGATACATCCAAGACGAAAGGAATGAAATTCGGCAATTACGACAAGTTGAATCAACGCGGTGTTATGCCGGTGAATACGTTTATTGAAAATCGCGATATTATTATGGGAAAAGTGATTCCAATCAAAGACAACCGAAATGACCCAACAAAAATCGTGAAATATGAAGACATTAGTCGCGTATATCATACATCAGAAGAGTGTTATGTGGATAAAAGTTATATAGACAGCAATGGTGAAGGATACTGCTTTTGTAAAGTGCGTATTCGCGCATTTCGTAAACCAGTTATTGGCGATAAGGTGTCTAGTAGAATGGGACAGAAAGGCACAATCGGTAATATTATTCCAGAGCGTGATATGCCATTTACGAAGGACGGTATTCGCCCCGACATTATTATCAATCCGCACGCGATTCCGTCTCGTATGACGATTGGTCAATTGAAAGAAACTCTACTCGGAAAGGTGCTTGTGAATCTTGGTTTGTTCGGTGATGGAACATCATTTGGCGAATACGATATTAAAGATATTAGCAAGGAACTTCTGAAAGTCGGTTTTGAAATGAATGGAAATGAACTTTTGTATAATGGGCTAACAGGAGAACAAATCAAGTCGGATATCTTTATTGGACCAGTATTCTATCAGCGTCTGAAGCATATGGTAAACGACAAACAGCATAGTCGTTCTATTGGACCTATGGTAAATTTCACACACCAACCCGCGGAAGGCCGTAGTCGTGATGGTGGATTGCGGTTTGGAGAAATGGAACGTGATGCGATGGTGGGGCACGGTGCTTCACGATTTACACGAGGCCGAATGTATGACTGTTCGGATAAATATGAAGTTAACGTATGTCGCAAGTGTGGTATTATTGCATCCTATAATGACGAAAGAAGTATTCACTTTTGTAAGACGTGTGACAATCGCGCCGATTTTGCGCTGGTTCAAATTCCATATGCGTGTAAGTTGCTGTTTCAGGAGTTGGCGACGATGAATGTGGCGCCGAGGATTATGACGTAATTGTTCGTCGCGTTGGTGATTTATTAATACAATATTTCAAGTAATATTTTTTATCTATATATTATTTATAAAAATGTCACAACAACCCGACACCTTTTAGAACGATCCAACCGATATATATCAATTTACTGAAAATGAAATTAAAACTGGTATATTTAAGATGCCTGACGTTGATCGTTATAAGATTATAACTGCTTCTTCCCCAGAACTTTTAGCCAGACGTGTAAGATATTTCCTACATTTAAACCCCAAATGGATCATTTCAGGTGGTATGGTTATATCATCTGGAACCAAAAATTTTCAGTATACAAATAATAAAAGTCAGCAAAATTATATTACTGTTAGGGATGATATATATCACCAAACTCTTATTAGGTCCACTCCAACCACAGCACCAGCAGCAGGTGGTTCAATCAGACAAAACTCGCGTAAAATTAGAGTACAACGTAAGAAAAGGGATTAATAACGAATCAATAATACATTTACAGTGAGATGGATTACAATAAGATCCCTAAAAATAGTATGAAATGACAATCAGTGACAGACCGTATTTCAATTTTCAATATACGATCTGTCACTGATTATATATACATAGTTTATATACACATATTCCATATGAATATTATTTTACAGATAGTAATTGGATACATATTGGCAGATTTAGCTGCAGGTATATTTCACTGGTTTGAAGACAGCTATTTAGACTACTGTATAGATATTCCGGTTATTAGTGACATAGCTAAGGATAATGAAATGCACCATTATTTTCCAAGATCTATTGTATCATATACTTATTTGGAAAACATGTATGTAACATTTCCATCGACAATCATTTTATTACTTATATTATATTCAGTAAACAAATCATTGTTTAAATATGTATATTTAATCGGATCATTTGCCTTTTTCAGTATTACATCCAATCTTATTCATCGGTTTGCCCACATGAGAGAATGTGAAAATTACAAGGTTATTACATTTTTACAAAATACTGGTATATTATCTTCTCACAAGAATCATTCAATTCATCATTTAGAAAGTAAATCAAACTATTGTGTTATAAGCGACTATAATAACTATATACTTGATACGATACAGTTCTGGAGGGGGTTAGAGTACATTATTTTTATAGTGACTGGTATACAACCTAATAAAAAACTTGGGTACAATCAATATCGCGAAATACAGAATCATATGCACGAAAATGCAAAATTAGAATGTCCAGTCAAACCGACGAAAGAAGATATAATAGAGTTACAAGGTATTTTGAAACGTTATAAAAATTGCGATTGTTAAGGTTACCATATTTTTTCATAAATAAACAATAATAATATCCCCTAATATTATATCGTTATTATATACAAACAACAACCCGAACGATGAATTTTACTTTAGGAGGTGGTGTCAAAGGAATTTCTCCTCATCCGGTTTCAAATGGAACTCTGAAAGGCAGTTCCGAATTAGAAACCGTTCGTTTTACGCTTCGCAAAGCCTGGAATGGTGCAGCTGCCAGTGAAAAATTGGGCGGTCGTGCGCCCGCTGCTACCCCATTTCGCGTCGTGAATAACGCCGGCGATTATCTTTCCCGCCAAAATTATACGTCTGGTGGTTCGAACCAGGTTACTAGCGTGAAACAAAGTATCGCTTCTGGATGGCGCGGTTTAGCAGGTGGTGTCCACGCCAACGCCGACGGTACTGGCATTCCATCGGCCACTTGTAACACCAAATTCGTGTATGATGGCTCTGATTACACGCGGTTTCGCAAGCAGATGGCGATGAACCGGAACTACAATGACGCCGGGTTTGGCGGTGCCAACAATGCGGCCCAGTCTGCGATTCGTGCGATACGGAGATAGCGAAGCGAAGCGGAGCCGAGCGGAGCCGAGCGTATTATGACATTGAAATGACAATAATATATCATAATATACTAATAACACTCTAATGACAACACAAACCCCTCGCACAATTCATATGCCAGAGCAGTTTAGCCCTTCTGCAGGCGATACGTTATTCTCAATGAGTCGCGCGTCATATTTACGCACAGCTGGCGCAGTTGGTGCAGATGACGTGAAATACAATGCGCTGCTCAATAAAAAAACCAAAATATATAATTCAACAGATTCATCTTCTTATATTCAATCGCGCAGGATTCATTCTATCGGAATCAGTTCTACGCGCGCTCCTTTAGGCGATACGTTGACGTTTAAAAGCCCGGTGCTTCAAGTTCAAAAGGAGGCACTTCGCCGTTGTCGTTCGGGTGGTTGTGTTGCGCCAGCCAAGAAGGGGGCAAATCATTCTTTTCAATCAGGTGGACGTTAGGTATGTTACACCCATTTATTTAGGATAAAACTTTTTTATTAAATTATTATATAACACGCACATAACGTAATGTTGAATAAGTATTTGGTAGAGTTCCTTGGAACTGTATTTTTCCTTTATGTCATTATCGCGACTGGTAATGCTATCGCCATTGGTGCTGCTTTAGCTATCGCAATTATGCTTGGCGGTCATATTTCGGGCGGCCATTTCAACTCTGCGGTTACAGTAATGATGGCTGCCGCTGGAAAGATCCCGATGACGGATGTTCTTCCTTACATCCTGGCACAGATTGCTGGTGGTCTCGTCGCGCTTGAGCTCCATAAGCGCGTCCGCTTTTAGACGATACGTGAATAATATAAAATTGCTATATTATAATAGAATAGTATAACAATTATTATGCCAAGTATATCTAGTATAACCCAACAATATGCTGGAGGATTACGAAAACAGAAAGGTGGACAGAATGGTGTATTAGATTTTTTAGGAATGGGTAAAAAGCAAGACGAAACGAATAATGTAAAAGTAAATGAGCCTGTTCTGTCAGAAGAGAAAAATGAAGAGGAGAAACCATCGTTTATAGATAATGCTTTAAGTGCGATAGGTTTAGGTAAAAAAAAACCCGACAATACTGAAGAACAGCAGACAGTTGCATCTGAAAACTCTGATCCTGCCCCTGCCCCTGCCCCTGCTCCCGAACCTGCCCCCGAACCTGCCCCCGAACCTGCCCCTGCCCCTGAACCTGCTCCCGTTGAAGTTGCACAAGTATCTGAAGAGTCAACAGCTGGTGAGAATGTATCAATGATGGATAAACTAAAAGGAGCATTAGGAATAGGCCAGGAACCAAAAGAGGATGCAAATGACAGTGATGCAAACACTGACGACGAAAGCAGTGACGACGCAAGCAGTGACGATGATGAAGATAATGGTGCTGATTTTGAAAAGTTCGCAGAAGAACTTCAGATGCTTCGTTCTAAATATCAAAAATTAAAAGAAGAAAATAGAAAATTAAAGTCAGAAAAGAAAGAAGGCACTTCCGAAAATTCGGGAAAAGCCGTTAATTCTAGTGAATTTTCTAAAATGATTGCATCCTTTTTCGCAATCAAAGGTTCAGTTGCGCAATTACAACTTTCATTAAAAAAACACGCAGAACAAAATGATTTTCCGATAGACGGTTTAGGATTAGATGACAATTCTGAACAAGAATCGGAGTCAGGTTCAGAGTCCGAATCTGAGTCCGGTTCAGATTCTGGTTCAGAGTCCGGAACGGAGTCCGGTTCAGAGTCCGAATCGGAGAACCAGCCATCTATATCTGAATCAGAAATACCAGAAATACCAGAAATACCCGTAAATAATACAGAAGAAGCACCCGCTGCGCCCGAAGAATCACCCGCTGCGCCTGAAGAAGCACCCGCTGCGCCCGAAGAAGCACCCGCTGCGCCCGAAGAAGCATCCGCTGCGCCCGAAGAAGCATCCGCTGCACCCGAAGAAGCATCCGCTGCGCCCGAAGAAGCACCCGCTGCGCCCGAAGAAGCACCCGCTGCGCCTGAAGAAGCATCCGCTGCGCCCGAAGAAGCATCCGCTGCGCCCGAAGAAGCACCCGCTGCGCCCGAAGAATCATCCGAACCTCCCGTGAGTCCACCCGAAGGGTCTACGGAAGAACCCCAACCCGCCGCAGTTCCACCCGAAAAGGGACCTGATCAAAGTAATACATTATTCAGTGGTGGGAAAATGAACTATCTTCAAAATATAAAACACAATAAAACGCATCGTCACCATAAACGCCGCAATCGCCATCAGACGTTACGTTCCATATCAAAATAAATGCATAAAAATTCACAAATGCATAAATATGAATACAAGCGTATAGTAAAATGTATTCATATTTCACTTTCGGTTTTTACGATATAAAACGCGATACAATACATACAGCATAATTGCGGTTATTCCGTAATAATATACCTGGGATAGTGTATCACCACGAATATCCGACTTATCTTCTCCCGTTTCATTGCTATGTTCCATTAAAGAAGACAATCGCGAGATAAAATCATCATATATGGTTGTAGTAGGTGTATCAGGAGAAGACGCAGATGAAATAGGAGCATTATAAAACGTTCCTGCATTTGCGTTATGTTTTTCCATTACTTCTCGCGCATTTGCATTCATTTTATCATCGTGTTGGTTGGCTCCAAATTTCCCAAATGATAATCCGGTTATCGGCGACGATTTACTGAGTTCTACATTATAACTTAACGGACTTCGGTGTGTTGTTTGGTATGCAACACCGGAAGACCCGGCCAAACTTCCCATTTCGTAAATACCGATTGATTCGCCGTTTCCGGAAATAATTGAGTATTGTTGTGTATATATATCTAGTTTTTTTTCTTTATCAACACCATCTTTCGCTCGCATTGCGTCAAAACCTTCACCTCTATTACCGCAAGATTTCCCTGATGCGGGATTTACCCTTCCCGGAAAGTGACACGGGTTCATTTCTACCATTTCAACAAGTGCAACGTGGCGCGTCTCACTACGACGCACATTATTATTATCCACCGTTTGTAATGTCACTTCTGCGCAATCAGGATACGTTCCTGCAGTAAATCCATTGAATAGTTGAACCGGATTCAATGCACCTAAATTTCCTAGTGCGCCGGGAATAAGACCTCGTAGGTCGTTAAATGTTCGTCCGTCTGCACCACTTGCAATAAATGGAATAGACCCATCTGGAATATTATTGACGTATATCCACCGGTCTACAATTTTCTTATCTTTTGCACGTGCTTCATCGCGCTTCTTTTTCTCTTCATTTAGAGCATTTTTCATTTTTGTTGCTTCATCTTCGGTAATTTTCTTGGCACCTTCTTGATAACCGACTTCGTCATAAGCCCTTTCCCACGCAGCATCTTCATCACGTTCTTTCTTCCACTTTTCAGCTGTTGTCTCGCTACACTTTCCAGTTGTTTTCAGGAAGAATTTATTACCAAGAGGTTTTCCGGTAACACTAGCATTCCCTGTCCCCGATATAAGAACTTCCACATACGAAAGAAGACCGTCTACATTATTGGCAAGTGTGCCGAGAGAAAATCCGGGCGACATTCCCATCTCCGATGGCTGTTTTATACCTTTCCAGTAGTCATACGATTCTCCCAATAATGACGACATTTTCTATTATAATATCGCTTATATGTTTGTAATACTATGTAATGGTGAGAATAAATAATCTCATTTCAACGTTGGCTATATCTGTATATTCAATTGTCCTCCAGGAGACAAAGATGTATTCAAATTTTCAATTTGTTTTCCTAATTCTTGTAGTTTGTCTGCGGTTTGCTTGACTTGTTCTTTTTGTTCCTTCACCGCATCTACGTATTTGGATAAGTTATTTATTTTACCCTTTAATTCAATATATTGACCACAGTCCGTCCCGCACTGAGACTTCTTTTTCTTTTCAGCGGATTCTGTATCGGCACTTACAAATTTTCCATCACTTGTCGTTGTTTTTCCGTCTTTCGTTGATGTGGATTGCGTCATTCCTTCAATCGCTTCGCGAAATATGGCAGCATCTGACATTTCAATATTGTCATTTTTTGTCTTCGTTGGAGGTATAAATAGATGTTTCCAGTAGGCGTGTGAGAATATTCTACTACCATTGAATATTAATAATATAAGTAATCCCGATACAATCAATAATCCGGCGACAAGAAACGCTTTATATTTTACAATTGGATGAGTTTTTGTGTCATTTATAAATTGTGATACGTTTGACCTAAATAATGCATTTGCTACAATTTCGGTATCTAAAGAATTATCAGCCGAATGTATAAATCTATGAAATAACATTTGAAGCACCGCGTGTTCTTCCAGTCTTTACATTGTAAAATATTTTATTTTGACTTTTCCACTAATTTTTGGACGCTTTTCTGCATATTTTCAATAATCTTCTGTTGTTTTTTTATGGTGTCATTGTTTTCTTGAATATCTTTTTGTAGTTTAGTTGCATTTTCAATCAATCCGGTCAATTTCTTACGAAGAGCCTCTACCGCATTACAATCTTTGGGGCAACTCTCATCATCGCCGCCACCGCCGCCACCGCCGCCACCGCCGCTTTTTATGTCCTTCGTTTTGTCTTTATTCTCCATTCCTTCGCGTCCTCTACTGCCTCGCATATTCTCTCGCACATTTAGATAAACTCCTTTCACGACATTCCGAATAACAATATCCAAGATTGCGATGACGAGACCAATTACTAAT